CTTCCTAAAAACTTGAATGTGGATGCTGCAATCGTCTTATCTTCCACTATCGTAAATGTCGTATCGTCAATCTTTTCATTCAGCCCGATACTGAAAATCGGAATTCGAATCTTCCGGATTCGGATACTGGAATCCTCAAATGCAATGGAATACAAGAGATCCTTTTCGAAATCCACTTCTACCACTTCGTACAAAAGCATCTGTTCTGCTCCAGAAAGATTTCCAATATCTACTTTTTTCAATTCTAAAAATGGACTGGCATCTGCCACAAGACTGCCAAATCCATTCTCTCCCCCTTTTGCACTAGTAAGTCCCAGTGCTGCAATCGTTCCATTCCCTTGACTTGCCGAAAACTCCCAGACAAACTTATAACCATTATCCAGCTTTTTACTTTCCGTCAAATTCATGCTTCCCCTCTGCATATTCTCTGTCGAATTTACATTATTGGATGCGTATGCAACTGGAAGATTACTGGATTTCACATAGAGCTTGTCCTTGCTTTCCTCTACTGCCTTTGGCATGAGAAGAATGCCTCCAATCATGTTAGGACAAATTGGAAGCAGATTATCCGTCCATACAATTCCTCTGGCGTACTCTTTCTCATTATAAAAAGCAGCCATAGGGTTCAATCCAAGGATATTGTTCACAGCATTCGTCACCATATTTTCTTCCACAAATGTTTCCACTTCCTGCGTATTCACATCCGTCAGTTCAATTACTGTTCTTCCCTTTAATTTCATTCTTCCTCCTGTTCCACAGGTCTGCAGAAAGCTCCGAACGAATATCTTCCCTGCACCTGTTCTGTATAAGTTCTTCGTACATATTCAAGCATGTCTGTATCCATCACAGCAGAAATGCTCTTCACTTCAAGACCACCGCCAATAACAGATTTCTTCATCTTTTCTTCGATTTCAATAACACCGTCCCATGTAGCAGCTGCTGCCATCGCCTGTCCACTAACGGAAGCAATACAGTCACCCACACCAACAGTTCCTGTTCCATTCTCAAGTCTCAGATAAACATTAAATACATTCGTAATGTTCGGTACCACATCTTCAATTGGATAATACAGTGACAAAATATGTTTCCCGCTCTGCCATGTCTCCACAGGACAATGAAGCGTATTCACCTTATCGTTATGCTCGAAAGTTACATAGCAGACTACTTTTCCATCTTCATTCCATGTCACAGGCAATTCCACTTCCACTGGAACCGTTGTTTCTATCACCATGCCTGTAAGAATATCCGTTTCCTCTTTCGGCAAATAAATCATTCCTTTTGCACTGGCATTTCGTTCAGAACTGTTTGCTCTCACATTCACCACAATCTGTCCAAAGAACTGGGCATGATTCTCTTCTGTTGTAGCAAACTCAATGCTAATGATTCTCGTATTGAAATTCCCTAGCGTATACTCCGATGCATTTGCAAAAGTATGAATCCCTATCTTTCCAGCTTCTACCTGATTCAAAAGCCCAGAAATATTTTTATCATTCTTTGATTTCGCCTGGGCAATCCTTGGATTCTTGCCTACACAACGAAGCGTATGCTTTCCACCAATTCTGCACTGGGAATAAGTCACACATGTAATCTGTTCTTCATCTGCATGGCCTCCACTGAATCGAAGTACATCTCCCACATCCAATGCCGGATTCCCAATCGTATCTGAATCAAAGGGAACATATTTAATCACAGAAATATCTGCTAAAATCTGTTCGCATACTTCCTTTCTGGAATCCTCTGTTCCAAACTGTAGAAATGGATTCACTCCCAGATTCATGGTCAAACCATCATCTGTTTCCAAAGCATAATACTCAGCTGTCTGTGTCTTTAAGTTGGTAGAACTCACAGCTGTATACCTTGTAATAAAGTCAGAAAAACTACTGGAAAATCTCTGCTTATTACTGATGTTCATGACTGGCTCACTGCCATACTTTCTAAGTTCCAGCTTTCCCTCTCGGTTAATATAGAAAAACCCACCGAGTATCTGTCCAATGTAGAACAGAACGTCTCGATAGGTCTCAATATCATTTTCAGAATATATGGATAATACTGTGGATCCGTTTGGCATGGTTTCCATTTCTGCCTGTGTATGTGCCAGTTCCACCTTACATGCTTTGCAGCACATGCTCACGATTTCATAAGCATTCCCGATAGTCTCCGTCACATTAAAATCTTTTTCAAAACGAATCATATAATCATAAGCTTTGATTTCCAGGCATCGGATACTTCTGTTCGCTTCACTGATTTCATAGATTCCCATTGGAATTGTTTTATAACCATCACCAACAAGCAAATGATAAAAAAGTTCAATCAGAGCATCTTCCAATGTATATCGGTCAATTTCTGAAAGAATTGTGATTCCTAATTCAGAAGAATAAACTGTACCAAGCTCCATCTCTGTACTCCCACAGCACTGAGAAGAAATGTATCCACTCCCCTTTACAATATCTTTCTCTGAAAACTCATGAACCACACCAGCTTTCGTTGTAATCTTACCTGTCCAGTAATATCTTCTCGTGTTCTCCTGCACCGCCTGCAGGAATGCTTCACTCACTGGGTACAAAAGCAACACCTCCTTTTTACATAAAGAAAACACCTACCATTTCTGATAGATGTTTTCACAAACTTTCATTCTATTTTTCAAGTCAAATTTAAATTTGTTAATAATTTACATTTATAACTTTCATTTCCAATTCAAATTCACCCAAATTATCTTTCCTGTATAGAAATTATTCATTAATCTCGGTTATTTCCAATTTCACTTGATATGTATTTTCATCACTATTCAAACCGATTGTCTTAAGTTCAAACCATAGATTCTCTTTAATATCTTCTACTTCAATTCCATCAAATACTTCTTCACCTACAATTTCTCCAATATCTCCTCTGTAAACACTACTTCCGGTTTCATCTATCACACTATTTGAAAGTATTACATGCTCTTCCCCCTCTATCAACAAATAATATTTTTCATGATAAGCTGTGATATCCCTAAATAAATCTTGATTGCCAATTTCCAAGCATCCTCCGTCAAACTTTTTCTCTTCATCAATGAGAATACATCCATTCGATATCGAAAATTCTTCACAATTTCCATTAAAGGAAAATCCATGGATTTGTTTCTCTTTTTCTAATGGCGTATTATTACAACCAACAATACTAAACATACAGAATACTGCTAATATTATTAGTAGCTTTTTCATCGTTAACACCTCCTACAAACTAATTATTACATATGAAATCTAATTAATATTATTATACTTTAATCTAATTATTATATCTAGTCACTAAAACTCTTTCAACGTAAAAGAAACTGTCCATAACCCTTTATAAGAAGTATCCTTTTCCAATTTTGCCTTAAATCCTTCCACATACATTTCCGTACTTTTCATTTCTGCAGTCTCTGTGTCAAAATAATTCACTGCCAGCTTATCTTTCTTAGAATACCTCGTCAGCGCTTTCAACCACTTTGCCGTTACTGAAAACACTACTGCGATATTCACAACACCCTGCCGTACCACATCTCTTTGAATTGTTCCAGCTTCCGTTTCTCCGCTACTGTCTGCCTCCACAGATACTAACGTCACTTCATATGAATCTGGAAAAGGAAGCGTAGTTCCGTCAAATCTCAAATATTCAAAAAATGCCATTCCTACCTTCCTCCACTTCTTAGATTTATTCTTTGCTGAGCATTTACAACGATTTCATCCAACATCGTTCCTCCAAGATATATTGGAATCACGATATCTCCTGTAGATGTATTTGTCTGCCCCAATGCTTCTGTAATCGCATTTGTAATTCCTCGGATACCATCACTCCATCCGTTCTTTCCATAGTCTCCATAATAACCGTTTCCAGCTACTGCCATCTGTGGACTTATCACCATATCAGAAGCAAGACTATCCACAGCTTTCGTCACCATACTCCTACTCTGTTCAATCCCTTTCGCCAATCCACTCATAAAGTCAGGCATCCAGGATTCATAGTCTGTAAGAGGTCCTTCATCCGGAACAGAGAAATGTAAGTAAGAGCGAATCGTCTCAGCAACATTTGTTACAGCATCCTTCACTTTACCGATGCATGCACGAATACCACGAACAATTCCATCGATGATATCCTTTCCCCAGGTGTAAGCAGATTTCGCCAGGTTCTTAATAAATGAAACTGCTGAATTGAACCCATTTACAATCGTATTCTTAACCCCAGACACCTTATTTTTGATTCCATTCCATAGATTCTGAAATGCATTTACAGCATTAGTCTTTATGAAATTAACAGCTGTTAAAATCGTACTTTTCAGTTTCTCCCACAGTTTAATCCAGAACTGACGAAATTCTTCACAGTTATTCCACAGATATACAAATGCTGCCACTAATGCTGTAATCGCAGCAATCACAATGGAAATCGGATTTGCTAGCATTACTGCACTCAATGCCGAAAATGCTGTCTTTACCGTAGTCAATAACGTTGCAAGTTTTGGAAGCAACGATAAGACTGTCCCCACCAGACTGATAACATTTCCAATGATAGTCAATAATGGCCCTGCTACTGCAATCACTCCACCTATAAATAAAATCACCTGCTGAATCACAGGATTTAAGTTGGTAAATGCTTCCACAGCAGAAGTGATCCACACCACAAGGTCTGTAAGAAATGGAATCACATATGTAGACAACATGATTGCCAATGATTCCAATGCTCCACCAAGCTGTTCTACCTTACTCTGTAGATTATCCTGCATGACTGCTGCCGTTTCACTAGCAACACCAGAGCATGTATTCATGGACGCTGACAATGCATCGTACTCTTCCTGTGTCAGATTCAAAAGAGAAATCAGTCCAGACATCCCTTCCTTTCCAGCAAGAGCCGTTGCATAATATGCTTTCTGGTCATCCGTCAGTCCATTGAAACTTGAACGCATTGTCGTTACAATTTCATCTAGTGACTTAAACGAACCATCACTATTTGTGATACTCAAATTCAATGCCTCCATAGCTGATGCCACTGTGCTAGATGGTTTTGCCATATTAGCAAGCACTGTTCGAAGTGCAGTACCCGCCTGTGAACCTTTAATACCAGCCATAGACATGGCAGATAATGCTGTCGTTACATCTTCAATCGAAAGTCCCATGGACTGGGCAAGTGGTGCTACATATTTATAAGATTCACCAAGATCAGCAACACCAATGGTTCCTGAATTCGCCGCCTGTGTCATCAAATCTGCAACTCTAGCAGACTCCTTTGCTGCTAGACCAAAGCCAGTAATCGCATCTGCCACAATGGTAGAAACTGTTCCTAAATTCTCTCCTGATGCTGCAGTTGCATCCAGAACACCAGCCATCCCATCAATAATCTGTGTGGTAGACCATCCAGCTTTCGCCATTTCTGTCATGGCTTCTGCTACTTCTCCAGAAGAAAATGCTGTCGTTGCTCCTAGGTCAATGGTTGTCTGACGAAGTTTTTCAAACTCTTCACCAGTTGCCCCTGTAATTGCCTGTACTCCGGACATAGCCTTTTCAAAATCTGTCGCAACCTTAAGTCCTGCAACTCCAATCCCAGTCATAGCAGCAGACACAGGAAGAAGGGCTTTACCCACACCCTCAATCTTTCCACCAACCTCCTGGAACTTCGTTCCCGTAGCAGAAATTTTCTGCAATGCCACTGAAGACTCTCCAGCTTTTTCCTTTAATTTTTCCAATGCCTGTTCTGTAGCAATGATTTCTCTCTGCAGGGCATCATACTGGTCTTTTGTAATTGTCCCTTCTTTCAAAGCTTCATTCGCCTGCTTACTAGCATTCTTTAAGGCTTTCAGCTTTTCTTCTGTCTCTTTCACTTCTTCCTTCAAAAGCCTCTGCTTCTGAGCCAGCAGTTCTGTATTGGATGGATCCAGCTTAAGAAGCTTCTCCACATCTCGAAGCTGAGACTGGGTATGTCTAATTTCTGAATTGACACCCTTCAAAGCATCCGTCAATTTCGTGGTGTCCCCACCAATCTCAACCGTAATTCCCTGTATTCTGCTTGCCATCTGAATCCTCACCTCCATTTTCGGCAATAAAAAAAGAGCATCTCTGCTCCATCAAACTTCTATATTTTCACAATCTCTTTCGTGTGTTGGTCTATATCCGTAACATATGGTGGCTTATCACACTCCACCCATTTCCCCAACTCCAAATCTTTCACTCTCCACGACAAATCATCATCCTTTGGTCTTGGAAGACTCAAATCTATTAAACTCTCTTCCATAAGTCTTTTTCTTTCCTGTTTCCCACACAAAAACATCAGATACCGATACTGTTTCCCTTTAAAATGAAGAATGTTATGTTCCTCCATCTGTTCCCGTGTTGGTCGGACTGTAATCCTCTCATCTTTAACTCCCTCTGGAATCAAGAAAAACTTCATCTGCCTCACATGAATCTTCACACCATCCTTCATATACATCTCACCTTCTGAATATCCCGCATAAATAAAATTGGATGCTTGGTAAACATATCCAACTTTACCAAGCATCCCGTCTGCCCATGTGAACAACACTTTTAAATCCGGAATATTTTTTTGTATCCACTTCACAAGTTGTGAAAGCATCTGTGATTCACTGTTCCGTGACATCTCATCCGTCATACACATCCGACCTATTTCCAGATAATCCCTAGTATCAAGACTTGGAAATATCCTCTGAATAGTATGTTTGGGTCGTGTTCCCCATCCAAGTGTAACAACTCCCACCATTTCATCCTGCAGAAAAAATCCCAGGAAATATTTATTAATCTTTGGAAGAGTATTGGAATAGTGATATTTCTGAATCATGGCAAGTGCCTCTGCCCTCGAAATCTCTCTAATATCGAATCGAAACATCTCTTCCTCCTTAAATTTTGCATAAAGAAAGCACCTGTCAATTTCTGACAGATGCTATAGAAACTTACTATTCTGATATGATGCGCCCTCTTAACGCTTGAGGCTTCCGGAAAACAATACATATTTAAGGAGGTAATAATTATGATGAAATAATAAATTATGGTATATTATGCTACTTGAGGTTTTGTTAATTTCAAATCAAGCTTATCTTCTCCAATTTGAACATCTACTTCATACCCCTGATCAATTGCTTTATTTGCTAAGTCATACGCCATGGCAGCTACGATTAACACAATTCCGTACTTCCCATTTTCTTTGATAAAAGGAAATACATTCTTATTTAATAATGCATTTGCTGTTCCTAAATTTAAATTATTCATTTCTAATCTTTACCTTTCAAATTATTTCATATCAGATAGCTCCTTCCTTTCTTGTAACCTTAATATAGCATATATGCCTTTACTAAAAAATTGTATAAAAACCAAAATAGACGTTCCTATTTTGCTTAGAACCTATCAAAATCCTCCTGTGTCGCAATCGTCGCATACTTGCACTCATCATTTCTGCTCTCTGCATACATATCATTAATTAATCCTATCGACAGTAGTTCCAAATCTGCCATCGATAGTCCCAACTGCACACATCTTAGCAGAAACAAGGGTGTTGTCATCTCGCGCTCAGTTGCGCGAACTTTTTTTTAGACTCAACATCCGTCTGTACATTCAATCCCCACAGTTCAATAAGCTGTGGAAGCACCTGATAAATGGAAAATGTATTAAATCCATCCAGCCACTCTTCTGGTGTATTTGGAATACCTGCATCTGCATGTTTTGCCATAACAAATGCAATATTTTCAAACATTTCCAAAGAGAACATATCCAGATTTGAACTTTCTTCACTATTATCTCCTACAGATTTTTCAAGTGCACGTAAGTCTTTATAAATGTCTCTCTGGAACTTCATACGATAAATTCTTGGAATGGCAGCAGATGCTTTAAAAGGTACCTGCTGACCATCAATCTCAATATTTCGAATCATACTCATGACTATTCACCTTCCACTTCTGCTGTTGTTGGCATGTACACAGCTTTATACCAGTCATTGTAAACCGTAGTATCTGTTGTATTTCCTGTCTTTGCCTTTACAAGACCAGAAGATAATGGTGTTGCCTTAATCTTCAATGTCTCTGTCTGCACTTCACGAGTTTCCTCATTCGTCTTCCCCTCAATACCAGGACGAGAACCTGCACAATTGTAAAGCACATGACGGATATGTTTCTGATCTCCATCAAACTCAAACAGTAATGCAAAAGAAGCAAGCTCTACCTGAGCATTTTCGATAAGTACACCCTTATCATCCAATTCTTCCTTTAAAATATCCGTACGGAAACTTTCCGGAATCAGTGCTAATTCCAAATCACCATCATATCCCATGTTATTATTAATTACATAGTATGCTATCCCATCTGCATAGAAGTTCTCAGGCTCTCCATTTGCATCCAGTGA